AGCGCGTCGCCGCCCGCTTTCTCGGCGATGCCGAGCGCTGGGTCGAGATCATCGTCTTGAATAGCATGGTGCCCCCTTATCTCACTAACGACCCGAACAAGGTGGCGCCGGGGGTATTCCTGAACGGCTCGACCATCACCATCCCGGCTTCGGCGCCAAGCGCGCAGACCAGCGACCCGAATGCAGTCTTCGGACAGGACATCCTGTTGATCAACGGAAACCTGAACGCCATCGACGGCGATCTGCAACTGGTCGCCGGGTTGTCCAACCTGGACCAGGCCCTGGAGCACCTGCTCGACACCGACCAAGGCGAACTGATGTTTCACCCGGAATACGGCACCTTGATCCGCACCCTGATCGGCTCGATGAATGGTCCAACCGCAATGCTCTTGGCGGCCGAGTATGCCAAGGAAGCGATCGGCGCCGATCCCCGCATCGATAGCGTGACCGGCGCCACCGGCACCGCGTCGTTCGACGCGATCGAGGTTGTGGTCGATGCCATGACGGTTCAGGGTACGACGACCTCGACTGGCGCCACTTATTGATCCATTTATTGAGCCACGTACCGAGGAATTGCCCTGGCTTTTCAGATAAAGAATTTCGTCTCGATCGTCGCTTCGATGATCAACCGCATGAAGGCGACGCAAACCAGCCTGACCGACTTCAATATCGGCGCGGTCAGTCGCACGCTGATCGAGGCGCCGGCCATCGAGATCGACGAGCTCTATCAGCAGATGTTCATCGGGCTGAAAGAGGCGATACCTGTGTCGATCTACCAGGCGTTCAATTTCCCGCCTTTGCCGGCGCAGGCCGCGACCGGCACGATCCAGGTCGCTATCGCGGCATTGACCACGGCAACCGTCATCAACGCCGGCACCGCCTTCACGTCGACGGTCAGCGCTATCGCCTACGTGGCGAGTGCCACCGTCACCATCCCGGCAGGCGGCACGCTGGTCAACGTGCCGGTCGCGGCGAGCACCATCGGGTCGTCGTCCAACCTGGTGCAAGGCGTGGCGTTCACCATGACGCCGTCGCCTGGCGGATTCGTTAGCGCGACCAATCCGGCGCCGTTCATCAATGGCCAGGACGCGGAAACGGCCGACGCGCAGCAGGCGCGCTTTGCCGCCTACATCGCCTCGTTGCCGCGCGGCATCATCACCTCGCTTTATTACGGCCTGAGCCTGGCCAATGTAACTGACGCCAATGGCAATGTGATCGAGAAGGTCGTCTATTCCAACGTCATCGAGCCCTGGCTGACCGACCAGACGCAACCGGTCAGCCTGGTCAACTGCTATATCCACAATGGGGTCGGCAGCACCTCAACTGCACTGCAGAGCGCCGCGCAGCAGGTGATCTATGGCTACTACGACGCCAACGGCAATGCCGTGCCGGGCTACAAGGGCGCCGGCGTCAAGGTGCCGATCGTCGTCGCCACCGAGGTGCCGGTCAACGTGGCCGGGGCGATCACGGCGTTGTCCGGCATTGCCCTTGTCGACCAGGTCGTCAACGGCGTTTCCGTACCGGGCCTGAACACCTTGGCGAATTCCGCGATTTTTACCTATTTGCAAAGCCGGCCCATAGGGCAGGCCGCGCTGATGGCGGAAATCACGGCGCTCGTGATGGCGATACCCGGCGTCTACAACTATGTGCCTTCGCAGCCGGCGACCGACGTTTTGATCAACGGCACGCAAAAAATCATGCCCGGCACGATCGCGGTATGACTGCGCGTAGTGACAGCGCACTGACGCACCATGAAGCTCGCTAAAAAGCTCGTCTCTTACCTGCACCGGGTTTTCAACAAGGACCCGCAGCCGTTTCTCGCCCTGCAAATCACTTACGCTGCCGGCGCCTTTACCTGGCAGATCGCGGACCAGGCGATGGCGCCCAAGAGTATTGCCTGGGACGACGGGGTAACGACTTGGGACGAGGCCGACTACACCTGGGATATGTATCCGATGCTCGCGCCAGCGACGACCAGTATTTTGACGATTACGCCGGCAAACGGCGCCATGCCGCTGGTGGTGGATTTGAGCCTTTATACGGTTGCGGAACTGGCCGGCTTCATCGTCACCCAGCCGGGCTATGCGGTTCCCTACCAGGACACGTCACCCTATTCGACCTTGAGCGCGCTGGTGTTGCTCAATGGCGTGGGCAATTCGATCAATGCGAACGGCAATTGCCTGTTCGGATACACCAGTCTGACCTGGGCCTTCATCGATGCCTACGCGGCCGAACTGGAAACGGCCAAGACGCAAATCGCGAGCATGTCGGCGCAAATGAGTCCGTTGACGGCCTCGGGTTCCTGGGTCGATTTGCTTGGCCAATATTTCAATGTGTCGCGTCAGACCGGCGAATTGGATGCCCAATACGGCCCGCGCATCATCGCCACGGTAATCCGTCCGCTCGGCAACAACATTGCGATTGCCGAGGCGTTACGTGCGATCAATGGCGGTCTCGCCGTGACGGTGAGCGACTACGATGGCTTGACCAACAACAGCTATGGCTTGTTCGACGTCGAGTTTTCGGTGAGCCTGGCGCTGTTGAACGTGACCACGCCTGCCGATCTGACGGCCTTGATCACCACGGTCGTTGGCGCGATGCGCCTGGCCGGGACCTTCATGCGCACCTTGTCCATCATCACGCCGGTCCAGGCCTCCGTTTATGTAGCCGCAACGGTGCGCTCGGGCGCGACCGTCAGGGTTTATCCGGCTGCGGCCGGTTTGTCGTGACGCCATCATCCGCTGTGCCAGACGTTATGGCACTTTCTAATGCGATGAGATGGCGTATTCCGCAACCCTGACCAATGCCGGCGCGGCCCTCTATGCGCTCGCCCAGGCTTCCAACACACCGATCCAGCTCTCCGCCATGGCCGTCGGCGATGGCGGCGGGGTGCCCGTGGCGATGCCCGACCCGACCAGGGGCGCCCTGGTCAACCAGGTGTACAGCACGGCCATCAGCGCGTTGACTGTCGATAATTCAAACCCCAACCTCTTGTGGGCCGAGATGGTTATCGCGCCGACCGTCGGCGGCTGGACCGTGCGCGAGGTCGGGGTTTTCACGTCGACCGGCGTGCTATTTGCCGTCGCCAACTTCCCCGACACCATCAAGCCGATGCTGGCCGCCGGCAGTACCCAGGATCTGGTGATCAACTTCGGCATTGCCGTATCGAATACCGGGTTACTCGCGGTCTCGGTCGATCCGACCATCGTGATCGCGACGCACTCCTGGGTGCTATCCACTGTCACACCGGCATCGCTGTTCCCCGGTGGAACAACCTATCAGGTGCTGCAAAAGAACTCCGGCGACCCCGGTGACGTGTCCTGGCAGGATCCTGGCAATCCCTGGGAATACGCGTTGACGACGACCGGCGGCGTGACGGCGATTACGCCGCTTGCGGCCTATAACCACTTCGTCAAGGTGAGCGGCACACTGGTGTCGAATGCCACGATCGAATTTCCGGACGCGTTTGGCGAGTGGACCGTCATCAACCTGACCACCGGGCCGTATGCGCTAACCGCCGCCGTCACAGGTGGCGCCGGCGTGGCCATTCTGCAGGGGCACGCTGATTCCATCCATAGCGATGGCGTGAACATGGCCTACTCGACGGCGAGCGCGCTGACGCGCCCGCCGAACGACGGCAGCCTGGCGCTGGCAAACACGGCCTACGTCGACCGCGCCGTGTCCGACATCGGTGCCTACGAAACCGATACCGGGGTTGCCAACGCGTATGTCATTGCGGCGATCCCTGCGACCTCGGCCTATGCGAACGGTATGACCTTTCGCTTCCGCGTGGCGCACGCCAATACCGAGGCGGCGACGCTCGATGCCGGCGCCGGGCCGGTGCCGCTTGTCAGAGACGATGGCGCCGCCCTGCAGCCGGGCGACCTGCCGTTCGATACCTTGGCTACGGTCACGTTCGATGCGCCGACTGCATCGTTTATCCTCGGCTCGGTCGTGTATTCGCAGTTCGGTACCGGCGCGCGCCTGAACGCCTCGGATCAGTTCGGTGGCATCTCGGTCATGCAGTGGCATGCGGGCAATCCGAATGGGCAGGTGGCAGGCAATGCAGCGACCGGCGCGCTACCGCCGTCGACGTGCTGGGATACGGTGAATCGAGTGATTTGGTTCTGCGTGACGACAGGCAGCGCAGCGACGGCGGTGTGGTACTCGCCGGAACTGCAAACCGGCGGCACCGTCGTCAACACCTCGGGGATTTTACCGCCTGGCCTCTACTACGTTGACACCTCGGCGGCACCGGTGACGGTCACGGTCCTGGCCGCACTCGCCGGTGCCTACACATTCGTCGATGCCGAGAATACCTGGGGAATTAACCACTTCACGGTTAACGGCAACGGCAATGACATGGGGAATCTCCCCGCCAATGTTGCCGCCACGTTTTTGGCGGACGTCTCCGACTATGCATTCACCATCGACGCCGCAGCGACTTATTGGAGGCTCGTGTAATGGCTAAATTATCCGATTTCGTCAAACCGCTGAATTCGCCGTCCACGCAGCTTGTGACGGCAGTGCCGGGCACAGCGCGGGCTGTCACCAACTATACCCCGGCCAATAATGTCGAGTTGACGTTGATCTATGCGATGCCGACCACCTCGAATACGGGCTTTACGCTCAACGGCGTGACACTTGCCTATACCAGCGGCGCTAGCGGGGGGCAGCTCAGCTTCCTGGTCTTCGCGCTCGGCGCCGGCCAGACATTGACGCTCGATAACGGTCTCGGCCCGTCTTGGGCGTCGTACATCCTCACTGCAAAGAAGATCGATTGATGAAGAAGAGTCTTGTTGTTCTCTGCGCGCTCTTGTCGAGCGCGTTCGCCTGCGCTGCCGGTCCGACGGTCAATCCGTCCATTCCGGCGTTCGGGGCGGGCTTTTCTTCGGCGCCGGTGCGGCAGAATTTCGCAGCGGCTTATTCCGACCTGAGCGGCCTATTCGGGCAAAACAATGGCACGACGGCCCCGGCCGCACCGGTGCTGGGGCAACTCTGGCTCAATACGACGAGCGATCCCTACGCCCTGATGGAATGGGACGGTGCATCTTGGGTACTGCTTGGCACCTTGGATCCGATCGGGCATGTGTGGATATCCTCCAGCGCCGCCGCGATGACGGGCGTCGTCGGCTTTGCCAATGGCGGGACCAATGCGACGAGCGCGTCCGCTGCGCGCGCGAGCCTGGGCCTGGCGATCGGCAGCAACGTCGAGGCCTGGGGCGCCAACCTCGATGCGCTATCGAGCCTGACCGGCGCCGGTGACCTCATTCCCTATTTCACCGGGCCGGGCACGATGGGGGCGGCAGCCGTGTCAGGCGATTGCACGGCTGCCGGGATGGCATTTACCTGCCTGAAGACCAATGGCACAGCCTTCGCCAATAGTGCGCGTATCGATACCACCAACGCCGCCAATATTGGTAGCGGAACCCTTCCGGCCGCGCGCATGCCAACGCCTACCGCGTCGACCTTGGGTGGGATCGAAAGCATTGCCGGCGCGGCCCATAATTGGGTCACCTACGTCGATACCCTCGGCGTTCCTCACCAGGCACAGCCGGCGTGCGCGGATCTGTCGAACGGGGCGACGGGTTGTTCCACGGCGGTCGGGACCAGCGGAGCCACGATGCCGCTGTTGAATGCGGCGAATACCTGGGGCGGTGCGCAGTCGTTTCCCAGCGGCGGCATCAAATTCCAGGGATCGTCGACCGGCGCGACCACCATTACCTACGCCAATACCGGCTCGAGCAATTACACCTTGGGCATCCCGGCGGTCAACGGCAATGTCGTCACGACGGGCGATATCGGGTCGGTCACCAGCACCATGTTGGCGGCGACCGGCGCTGTCGCGGGGGCGTATTCCAGCCCCAACGTCACCGTGGGCACGGATGGGCGAATCACCGCGATTTCGAATGGATCGGCCACCGACATCTACGGGCACATTTGGGGATTCGGCCTTTCGAATGACGCAAGTTCGCCGAACACGGTCGTCGATGTCGCCGCCGGCATGGCTAACGATCACAGCAATACGCTGATGATCACCGGCAGCGCGTGC